GTGTTTCTTAGCTTTAGTTATCTTTCTGCCCTTCTTTCTCTTGAATCGCATCCTGGAAAGATAAGAAATAATTTACTTTCTTGCTCTATTCCTAGCTCTATTTTTAGATTGACCCTCCATCACTAGCTTTCCTTTTTTAGTATGAGAAGCGTCCTTACTATCACCTTTTTTTCCTTTTTTTCTGTTAAAAAGATTTAGCTTAACACGATATTTTTTTCTCTCTTCTGATGATGAGTATTCTTTATCGTAAGCTTTTTTCTTTTTTCTAGATTTAGAATTTTTAGCGTAGTGCTTAGAACTTTTACTCGTACCCTTAATTTTCCCAGCTAATTTATTTCTTGCCATGCCATTATATTATAGCATGCAATATACAAATTATTTCTTTTCCTTTACAGGTTCAGGTATACCAAATACATACTTAGCAATTTTCTCTGAGTTTTCTAATAGAGACTTGACATTCTTGCTTGTTGGCAAAGAAGATGCAATTTCTAATGCTCTTGATCTCATTTCGCAGTCAAATTTCATTAGTCTAATTCTTTGATCTGAATCTTTTTGTTGCTTGTTCATTTTTTTAAAATTTAATTATTGTTAAATCATCTATATCTATATAGAATAAAAGTTCTCTATCCCATATAGATCCTGGTCGTGGAATTTTCATACCACCCCACTCAACTGTGGCTTTTTTTATTCCTCTCATCCATATGTATCCAATACCATCTAAAAACCTCCAAGCTATACATAGTGGAAGCTCTCTGTATAGTGCTTCCTTTTGACAATGTTGTATCTTTCTTACTGAGGTTCTTACTCTTTTTATGTCACACATATTAAGACTCATAGTTTTTATCTCACAAAGAGATACGATCTCCATCGTTTTGTTATCTATAATTTCAGCGTCTACTGGAGCAAAATTATCAAGTTGTTTATAGGTTAAATCTTTACCCTCTAAAAGAATACGAAGAGTTTCTTTTTCTCTGACTCTATCGCTACTTTTTTCAAACCTAGGCTCCTTCCTCATGGTTTATAGTATGACTAATTTTTTTATTCATTTTATCTCTAAGCACTTGTAAAAGTATAAAGTAGCCAGTAACATCCATAAGGTCATTCTCACTCATGTAGGTTTCTTTACTTTTAATCCTGTTGAGTTTATCATTTATTCTAGCTTGAATAGCGTATATAGGATCCACCTCAAACAACAACCCCTTATCAAATACTGAGTTGCCATAGGCTATATTTTTTTCTACAAGAAGGTCACTAATCTCATTACACTTTTCTCTTATCTCGTCTTGCATCTTTCTTTACCTTTTTAGATTCAACATTCTTTTTTTTAGGGCGACCAGGCTTACGTTTACTTTGTACCTTAGCCTTAGGTACCTCTGTACTATGCTTAAGGTTGTACCTTTCTTGATTGATGCTTGGAGTACCTTCGTTATTATTCCTTTCATCTTCTTTTAATTGTTTGTTATACTTAATCATTTCTAAAGTTATGTATACACCTATTGCACACAAAGCAAAAATTAATATTTCAATCATTTTAATTTAATTTAGTTAATAAACATCATTTGACATACATAGATATTCGTAATCTACTACCGATAATACTTTAATTTCTAATTCTTGAGTTGACTTATGTTTTATTTCCAACCCTTTTATAAACATCTTATTATTACTCAAAGCCTCAGGCTCAAGATCTGTTATGCAACTCTTTATACTAGATGTTTTCCAAGTCTTTGCAGGCTTTCTAACACCCTTAACATATCTTACTACTCTCCACTTATAGTTAACTTTTGCGTGATATATTTTCTTCTTCATTTTTATCAAAAAGACTCTTGAGGTTTTACTGATATAAATTTTTCTGTATAATCCTGTGGGTCAATAAACTTAGTATACTCCTTCTTAAACCTAAGAGGTAAAGTTCCTGTACCAATATTTCTACCTTTAGCAAAAATAAGGTCTACTAATCCTTCTGTACTATTTCCACTATCATCAGCCATAATACCATAATATTCTGGTCTATACACTAACATAACTATGTCTGATGCTTGTTCTATCTCTCCACTCTCACGAAGATCTGATAGGCTAGGTCTACAACCTTCCTTCCTTTCAACTGCCCTACTAAGTTGCGATAAAGCTATTATAGTTATATTAAGTTCTTTAGCTATATTCTTAAGTTCACGAGCAACTAAAGCAACCTCTTGCTCTCTTGATGTCCCAGCACCTTTTACAAGTTGTAAGTAATCAACTAAAACAAATTTCACATCTTTTGTGATAACATACTGCCTTATCTTATTTAAAAGATACCTAAGGGATGAATCTTTACACTCATCTATAAACAAACTAACATTCTCAAGTTTACCTATAGCCTTATCAACCCTACTGAGTTCATTATCTTGAAGGGTTCCCTTCATTATATACCTATTATTTACTTCACTCTCTAAAGATACTAATCTTTGTAATAGTTGTGTATCCCCCATCTCGTATGAGAATACTGCAGTTGGTACACCAACTTTAGCACAATTGTAACAAAACGCTAATCCTAGAGATGTTTTACCCATAGATGAAGCCCCTCCAATCACAATAAAGTCAGTCTCTTGCCAACCCCCAGTAAACCTGTCCACAGACTGAAAACCTGTAGGTAAACCAATCATCTTGTCTGAAGACATCCTCCTTTGTATGTCATCATGTAAAACTTTAAGCTGAACTTTAATGTCAGGTATATCACTTCCTCTTATGTCTGAAATAGACTTCATACCTTCATCGACAAAATCTATAATGTTAAATAAGTCATCACCATTATCAATTTTCTTTGAGGTTATCTCAGCCAATTTTTTTAGCTTAACCTTCTTATCTTCTTGAGACAAGTAAAGAACCATATTCTTAGTCATGTAAGCATAATGGTCTGAACTCATACACTCAGCTACTCTAAAATCAACTAGAGGATCTTTAATCGCAGAAGATATAACAATCATATCAGGCACATCTCCCTTATCTAGTTTTTGAGATATAACCTTATATATTTTTCTATTTAAGGGGTCAGAAAATATCTCTTCTGATATAAGGCTATGGCAGTCATAATAATCCTTAGGGTTTGACATAACCTTACCGATAAGCCTTTTTTCCATCTCTATATTATCTTTCATCTGTAATGTAATTTGGCTTCACGTACCTGTTAATTTTTTTCTTATCACTCGTGATAATCTCATCCTCCCAACACCTCTGATTAATCCAAGTTGATGGAAACTTTCTGTACGCTTTGTCAGGTGTTGAATCAACGTAAGCCTTTACTCCTTTTATGGCTTTACCCATATCCTCTAACGTAAGCTGCATAAAAGATGTTCTAGCTTTGTTTAATGAAACTCTTTTATCGTATAAGCCCCAAAACATTTCAAAAGCTTTTTCTTTTCTTTCGTTTTGGTTAATTGATTTTTCTGAGCTAAACCTCATGTCCGAAATCTTCATGTGACGAACTATGTTATTGAAAACACATTGAGCCTCCATCTCGTTATTATATATAGACCAAGTTAAATCTCCAAATACTATCTTTTGTCCATCGAGAGTAATGTAACCAATTTTACTTGTGTCTATTATATCTTTATCAGATACTCTTAATATCATGGTTTTTGGTTTTAAAAAATAGGCTCATAGGTTTTATTCGGAAGTATTACCTGCAGTAGCTATGATTATTAGAGTTTAACTGCTCTCACTCACGCCTATATAGTTTATAAGTTTATAAGTTTATAGGTTTAAACCTATATATAAGGTTCTTAAACCGATAAACCGATACTAGAATGGTAGATCGTCTTCTACTGGCTCCACCTTCTTAGGCTCAGGCTTCCAAGTGTCCACCTCAATGTAATGAGTTTTACCATACTCATCAGCACCATCTTTCTTTTTAGCAATTTTAAGTTTGATGAACTTTTCACCATTGTACTCGAACATGTGTTCAGAAGCATCCTTGCCCAACTTAGTTAAGTTTAGAGAGAATTGCACCATGTCTCCATCGAACTTCTCAGTTCCATTACCAACGTAAATTTTTTCAGATTTACTACTCATAATTTTTGTGTTTAAAATAATTAATTAATACAGACCCTTCGGTTAATTGTAAATACTTTGCAATTTTTTTAACGTGTTTAACTCTAAACTCGTTAGGTTTTTTTAAGTATTTAAGTAGGGTCGGTCTGCTTAACCCTAATCTTTCTGCGAGCCATCTCTCGCTAATTCGTTTTTCAACTAATAGTTCTCTTAATGTCATAGAGTTTCCATTATTAAATGCTCTTCCACTACTGCTTCGTTATCTATAAAAAACTTCTTATAAGTACTCAATAAGCTTTTATACTCATCTCTACCTCTTTCTATAAACTCATCACCAGCATAAAATATAGATACATTATATGGTCTCTCCTTCTCTTGTGTTATAAACACAAACTCATCACAATTAAACCCATCCATATAAAATGCTGATTGTCTATCGTATCCATACTTTTTACAAGAGTTAGAAAACCCCCAATAACTACCATCACCTGTAGTCTTAAGGTCTATAAGGGTTGTTCCATTTCTGTAATCAGCCTTACCCTTACAAAACACTTCTGTATCATTATCTTTCCAAGCATTAGCTATTTCTCTTTCTCCTTCTTTCTGTAATAAGTCGTTAACTTCGCTATGAGAGAATAAAACATCTTGCATATACATAATCTTATCGTACTCTTTCTGTAAGATTATAGTAGGAGCATCAGAATTATCTGCTTTAAATTCTTTAAACCCCTTAGTAGTTCTTGTAGCTGAATTAAAAACTTTTACCTTTTTCATAAACTCATTAGGTTCAAGCATAGCTACATGATAAGCTCTTCCAAATATCATAGGAAGCGTTTCCTTTCTTAGATCAGGGTTGTCCCTCATCATTTTATAAGTTCTGACATCTTGTTTTATTAACCCTAACTGCGAGTTCGTTACAAACTCGTAGTCAGAATAATAAAAAGAGTCATCAACTAACTTCTTTATAAAGTTATCTAAACTCATTATACTAAAGTCTTAGATAGTTTAAGGATATTGTTAAGATTATCTCTTTGAGTCTTAGTTAAAGTGTATCCACCCATCTTCTGTTCAACAACACTACCTTTACCATCTTCAATAGCCTTTATCATGCTCTTATACTGAGAGTCATTTAACTTAGGCTTAGGTGTAGACTTTGAGTTTGTAGTCGATTTGGGACTCGAACCTTTTACTGCCATGTTACCATCATCATCACCAGTAACTACACCTATAATAGATGCCAAAGCATATCTTCTAGCGTAAGATATAGCAGAGCCAACACCATGAGCATCTTCCTTTGAAGGAATGTACATAGTAGATGAAATGTATTCTCCACTTGAATGTGATAAGGTTGTTGTTAGACCACCTACATCTGTAGGCATTTGAATAATAGCTAATTCATTTTCAGCTAATAGTTTACGAACAGAGTCCCATACTGCACCAAGATCGGCATAACTTGATTTAAAAAAAGGATTCTTTGAGTTTTCTTTCGCAGGTTTTAGTTGAGCCTGCACTTTCGATAGGGCAAGAGTTAACTTGCCAATAGTTTCTGACTTTTCCATAATTGGTTTTATTAAATTAAATTTATTTAGTACAAATATAGTAAATAATTTTACATATTTACTAAAAAATATTTTTATTTTGCCCCAATAAACTTATACGACATTCTTTTTGGTAAAAGATTATCTAAGCATTCCTCAATTAAATTAAAGGTGTCATACATGTATTCTTCATTCTGAATATGCACATATATTTTTAAACCATTTGAGGTAGGTTGAATTAAAGTATCACATAAATATATAAACTCTGAATCTGGCTCAACATCATGAAGAACAAGCGATTCTGTCGGTCCGAAATATTCATAGTCTATGTTGTTTGCTTTTAAGCAGAACATAAGCATCTTCATATTTGGGTGTTTACTTGGCTTTATCTCCTTCCTTAGTCTATGTGGTATACTACAATCATACAGAAGTATCTGTAGACTTTTCATTTGTGTAGCGTATTCTATATACTTCATCTATAAATTGTAAATTAGTGTATTCTTTTGATAGGATCTTTTTAAGATCGTGTTGATCGAAGTTATTCATAATATAATCAAATAAACTCAATATCCTAACCTTGTTTTGATATTTATTTTTACCAAAGTTTTTACTACCAGATACTAAAGATGAATAATTTTTTATATCATCTTCAATCGGCATTATATATTTTCTCCTAACCTTGTGGTATAAAACATATATTGAACAAGAATCTTTTCTTCCAGTTATATGCATACCATCGACATCTATTGTTCTAATTTGTGTTTCCATTTACTCTACTC